CCGATTGCAACTTTACCTGTAACAAAATACTTGCGTTTAATGTTTGTAATTAACTGAACTATACCATATAATTCTCACTAGGCAAACATCTAAGGAAAGATAGTGAAACATGACCGATACTACGCGTAACGTCATCTGCATAGCCGAGGGTTGTAGGAAGAAATTAAAGGGTAAACAGCGTAAATTCCACTCCCCTACTTGCCAAAAGAGACAGTTTGCTAGAGATAAAGCCCACAACAAGAAAGTTGATGTAAAACCCATAAACGCTGAACGAGCTTCTGATGACGGAGACCACGCAACTGTAAGACGTGGACAGTATTACCAAGCTTTCGTAAGCGAGGGAATAGCTGAAACAGTTGCAACAGGCGAGATGACGGTAGTTGACGCTGCTTCCCTCCTTGGTTGCACATCAGCTACTGTGTCTCGTATGCTTGGTGCCTACAAGATTGACGTACGCAACGAAGTTGCAGGAGAAGATTGGGAACTATCTGATGACGCAAAGGATGCATTAGAAAATTTTGCTAACTTCCGTAACAAATATTTCCGAACCGAGTTGGGGGTACAGTACGAAACAGCAGACTTTCATACTAACTGGGTAAATAACATTATAGATAGTATAGAAAATGGTAAAGAGTTATTAATACTAAGCCCACCTAGACACGGTAAAACAGAACTGTTAATACACTTTGCTGTATATCAGATATGTAGAAACCCTAACACTAGGATTATGTGGGTTGGTGGTAACGAAGACATTGCGAAAAATGCACTATCTGCTGTGCTTGATGTGTTAGATACTAATGAAGAACTACGTGAAGCTTTTTGTCCACCTGGTACATCTTTTAAACCCGACAATAGGTCAGGTAAGAACTGGTCACAGAATCAATTTACTGTAGGTACACGAACTGTTGCAGGTATTAAATCACCAACAATGGTAGCTGTAGGTAAGGGTGGAAAGATTCTATCACGTGACTGTGACATAATTATTGCTGATGACATTGAAGACCATCAAACTACTATGCAACCTGGTGCAAGAGAAAGTACTAGACAATGGTGGACAACAACTCTATCAAGTCGTAAAGAGGAACACACTGCTATTGTTGTTATAGGTTCAAGACAACATCCTGATGATTTATATAATCACTTACTTGAATCAGATAACTTTACAAGCATTGTAGAAACTGCACATAATTTAATCTGTGAAATACCTGAACACTTAGAAGAAGAACACATAGATTGTATGTTATGGTCAAGCAAACGTTCTTACAAATGGCTAATGTCTCGATTACATTCTGCTGAATCAACTGGTGGTAGACAAACATTTGAAATGGTTTATTACAATCAAGCATATGTAGAAGGTACACAAATTTTTACTATGAACGTAGTTGACCAATGTATGCGACCTGACTTAGTACTAGGACAAGTATATAAAAACTTATATTTAGTAGCTGGACTTGACCCTGCATCATCAGGGTATCAAGCATCAGTGCTATGGGGTATAGACCAATACCGTGGTGAGTTATATCTAGTTGACCTAGAAAACAGAAGAGGTGGAGGTATTAGAGCTGCACTAGACCAAATGGCTGATTGGACACATAAGTACGATTGTAGACATTGGATAGTAGAAGAAAATGGTTTCCAAACAGCTATACGTCAAGATGCTGCAATAAAAGAATTTACATTACGTAGTGGTATAACAGTACAAGGACACTTAACAGGTAAAAACAAACACGACCCACTATATGGTGTAGGTGCTATGGCTGATTTGTTTGAAGCTAAAAAAATACACCTACCTACTGGTGATGGGGAATCTAGTGCTAAAGTACAGAAATATCGTCAACAACTGTTATACTTTGATGGAAAACCTGTTTCCAAAAGAAACAAAGAGAAAACTGACATAGTTATGGCTAGTTGGTTTCCAATGAAAGTTTTTAGGCGTATGCAAAAAGAGCATGCTGCTGATATAGGATTAGACTATAATCCAAGTTATGGAGATTATAAAATGACAGATATAAACGAAGCACCATGGGGATAGAAAACCTAGACATTAAAAACTATCAAGAGATAGTTAAAAATGCTGCTGAACTTACATCAGGTAAATTAGTACAAGAACGTCAAGTACAGAAAGCTAGAATAAAAGCAATCCTTAATGGTGGTGCTGATGGTATTAAAGCTTTACTAGGTAACACAATGGAAACCTCTGATGCTGATTTGTTACCAGCTCCTAACATGTTGCAGTCAGGTATAGACCGACTTGCACAAAAGATTTCAGGTATACCTCAAGTACGAGTAGATGTACCTAATGAAAATGATTCACAAAGAAGTAAAGTACGTGCAGAAAAATTAGAACGTATTGTTACTAACTATGATGAAAAACAAAACTTAACTTTACAATTAGCACAAGCATCTAGGTGGCTACCAGGTTATGGTTATTGTGCGTGGGTAATAACTACAAGAAGAGATAAAAATGGTTATCTTTATCCATCAGCAGAACTAAGAGACCCTTATGATACATTCCCAGGAAACTTTGGACCTGACCAACAACCAAGAGAAATGGCTGTTATTAGACGTGTTCCTAGATATAAACTTGCACAAATTTATCCAGAATTTTCTAAAGAAATTTTAAAGATAGATGAAGATGATACAGATTCACAATCAGATACAGCTACTCCGTTTATGTCTTATGAAAACAACAGAGAACAAGGTTGGGAAGATAACACATACTCTGGTGTACGTATTATTGAATATTACGACCAAGGCGGTACTTACGTAGTATTTCCAGAACGTAATATGATTTTAGATTTTATACCAAACGTATTATCTACACCACCATTTGTGTTTATGAAGAAATTTTCTTTTGACCAACTTAAAGGTCAATACGACCACGTAATAGGTTTGATGGCAATGATGGCGAAGATTAACATTATGTCAGCAATTGCTATGGAAGATAGCGTATTTACAGAAACCAACATATCAGGAGAGATAGAATCTGGACAATACAGAAAAGGTAGATTTGCAGTAAATTATCTAGCTCCAGGTACGCAGGTTTCTAAACCAATGAACAACATTCCGTATCAGTTGTTTCAACAAATAGATAGATTAGAACGACAGCTTAGATTAGTAGGTGGTTATCCAGTTACTGATGATGCACAGTCACCTAACTCTTTTGTTACTGGTGCTGGATTGCAAGAACTTAATGGTGCTATGTCATTAATGATTAACGAATATAGAGAAATAGTAAAACACGCTATTGTTGAAATGGACGCTAAACGTTTAGAAATGGACGTAGTAATATCTTACTCACAAGAAATTTCTAAAAAACCTATGGCAGGTTTCTTTAACGGTTCAGCTTTTGCAGAAAACTATTCTCCATTAGCAGATATAGGTGGAGACTTTAGAACAAGACGTATTTACGGTGTTATGGCTGGTTTTGATGAACCACAAAAAATTGTAACTGGTTTGCAATTACTACAAGCAGGTGTTATAGACGTAGAAACATTACAAGATAACATTGATGGTTTAGAAAATATAGCTAAAGTACAAGAACGTATTAGAAAAAATAAAGCAGAACAAGTATTATTTGATTCTATATTAGCTAGGTCAGCACAAGGAGACGCACAAGCAACTATGGCAGCTATTGCTATATATGAATATCCATCTGCTATAACTGATATAATGAAACAATTCTATACACCTGAAGAACCACAGATGTCTCCAGAGCAAGAAGCAATGATACAACAACAATTAGCACAACAGATGGGAGGACAAGGTGGACCTCCAACAATGGCACAAGCTTTTGGTATGTAAAATGGATGAATTTTTAGAAACAGAGTTTTGGGACATGATATACCAAGAATACGGTGTAACTGATGAATTAGACATATTGTCAGAAAATGTAACTGAAATTATAAATATACAAAAAGGTATAATTATATTAATAACAAAGGATTTTTATAATGGCAAAGAGTCGTAGAGGTGGAGCAAGACAACCTAGAAAACCAGCACCAGTAGCAGCACCAGGTCCTGGAGCAGGTGCAGGTCAAAATAGAACAGATGGTGGACCAGCTAGTTCTAAACAGCCTATTCGTAGAATACCTGGACAAGATTATGGTGAAGGTAAACAACTAGTAGAACAACAACAAGCTGCACCATTACCTAACAATCAAGGTATATCAGTACCAAGTCAACAAGGAATGTCTCAAAGACCTAATGTTTTTGGTGCAACAGATAGACCATCAGAACCAGTAACTGAAGGTGTCCCAATAGGAGACGGTAGTTTTCCTATAGAAGGAAATAGTGATACGAATATATTCTTAGCTGCATTGTATTCTCAAAATCCACATCCTGCTATAGCAGAATTACTAAATTCAGGTAATGAATGATATTTGGAGATTATTTTTTTGAAAAAGATTTTTTAAAAATCAAAGATAGACAAAACAGATTATATAAAAATTATCAAGAAATAGCTAAAGCTAATCCACAATTAGCAGAAAACGTTATAAACATAACAGAAAACAATCCTATGCTTCCTAAAGCTACAGTTAAAGCAGCTGCAGAGCTTGGTGAAGACCCTAACTCAGATAGATTAAACGAAATTAACTCACAACTGTATGAACAGTTTTCTAAGAAAGAAGCTGAAATCTGGGAGTTTATGAACGATAAGTATAAAAATACTGAATATGTAGACGATATGAGGTTTACAGCTGCTAACTGGATTAAAGGTGACACACAGTATGGTGTGTGGATAGGTGCAGCTATGGACCATGTATTTGAAACAATTTCTAAATATAACCCATTACCTAATACTGGTTTTTATAAAGACGGTTTTCAAATAGATGTACAAGATAAAAACGGTAATACAATTACTGTTCCTAACCCAGATGCTCCTATGGCAGGTAGAGTATTTCAATACATGTCTTCTGTTTTAGCTTATGACAAAATGTTAAGAGATGGTGTAGACCCTACTACTGCTATTAACGTACCAAGAATTGATATAAGTGAAACACAAATAGCTAATTTAGGTGTAGATACAGGTTGGTCTGGAAAAATACCTAAATTAATAGATGCATTTCAAGAAGCTCAAAAAATGGGTGGAGAAACAATTTATCAAGCTATGCGTATGAAAGTAGCTAACAATGAACCTTTAAACTATGACAGAGACAGGTGGTTTTTATTTTCAACTATTGATGCAGAAAAAATGCCTCAATACAATGATTTAGTAAATATTTATGGATATACACCAGAAAAAGCTGTAGAACTTATACATAAAAAAATTGGTAAACCAATAGCACCAGTAGATACACCTGGTGAAATAAACTACTTGAGTACAGCTAATCCTAATAAAATAAACTTTTTTGCTGGTAGAAGAAACAAAGGTTTTGTTTATAGTGCTGATGACCCTTCAAGAACAGATGAAGGCTATCAACAAACAATACCTTATTCACCTGGACGTTATCAAGCAGCTATGATTTCAGCACCTGGTACAGAATCTTACAACAAACTGTCAGGTGCAATAGATTTAACTTATAAATTAGTTCCTGAGTTACTTGCAGATAAA